AGACCTTACGGGGGAGACTTAACCCGGTCCGATGCACCTTCTATACTCACCTGGCATGGACACCGAAAGTTTCACCCTTCTGCTTCTGCTCGTCGCGTTGATCGGGGTTGCGTCAATCCTCGCTGTCGCCGGTTGGATAGCTTTACAGTTCGCGCGGTTCGTTCTGCTTTACGACGCGGGTGACGGTCAGGTCGTCGACCTGTCCCCCGGTCTGTCCGGTCCACCTGGTCCGCCCGGTCTATCCGGTCCGCCCGGTCAACTGTCCGACCCGTCAACCACCCCGGACCCGTCAACCATGTTCGACAGTTACAGAATAACGGACCCTACAGATTGGACGGTCCCCGAACCGGGCCGACCGAAAGTGGTGCGGATCGAACCCGGTGAAAGTCTGGTCCCATGACGTACACGCCACCACTTGATGAAGGGCCGGGTGACTGGTTCGACCCAACGTTCGACACCGAGGAATACACACGGTTCCCCGCGGTCCTGTCAGGGTTCAAGTCGAACGCCCGGTCAGGGATGCTTGAACTCAACTTTGTTGTCTCCCCAACCGACAAACACGCGGCGTTCACAACAACCGACCTGATAGGCGAGATCGTTGAAGTGGTCGTGTTGCGTCGCGTCTACCCGGAGTTCGACATCGACCAGTTCGACGAAATCGAAGTGGTTGAAGGGGTAGCGGAAGATGGGTGACCAGGCCGGTCAGCCCGACCAACCGAACGTCTACCAGCGGCAGATAGAACGCCTCACCGCACGGGTTCTGTATGAAACGGAACGGCAGCTAGCCACCGGACCCCCCGAAACGCGCCGCGAGATCCTTAAGACGATCGTGCCGTACCTGTTCCGCGCGTCGGACGAGAAATCGGTGGACGAAGAACTGGTCGAACTACGCGAAGTTGTGACGCAACAGAACGAACTGATCGTCGAACTCATGTACAAGACGCGGCCCGCGATGCCGCTACCCGCAGGACCGCCCCCCGATACCCCCGACACGCTTGATATCCCAGATATCCCAGAATCGGACACGCCTGCTACCCCGGACCCTACGGTAAAGAAACGGAAACCACGCGCGAAACCTGCCGCGAAACCGCGCGCCACCGGAAAGCCCGATGAGACCCGATAATGGTCCGGTGACCGAACCGTTCAACCTGACCCCTCTGCTTTCCCGCCTCAAAATCCAGCGGAAAGACACGAAGATTGTTCGGCTCGACCCGAACTGGGCTCAGAAAGAGTTCCTACAGACAGTCGCGGATCAGATGGCAACAACCGGTCGTGTTCGCATCATCACCCTCAAAGCTCGCCAGTTGGGTATCTCGACGATCTCGCAGGCGCTCCTGTTTCAACTCTCGTTCCTCACCCAGAAATACTCGGGGCTGGTAGTCGCGCATGAAGTCCCGGCATCCCAGAACCTTCTCAAGATGACCCACAGGTATTGGGAGCATTACGAACTCAGATCCCTGTACACGCCGAAACACCTGTCGAAGAACGACATCGGTTGGGTTGAAACGAAATCGAACATCAAGATCTCGACCGCTGGCAACAAGGCGGCTGGCCGGTCCGCGACAATCCACTACCTTCACGCGTCCGAAGTTGCGTTCTGGCCGGAACCCGAAACGACGTTCCTCGGTCTCCGTCAGACAGTCCCGTCGGAACCGGGCACAGTGATCGTTGTTGAATCAACAGCTAACGGTGTCGGGAACTTCTTCCACACCATGTGGGAAGAAGCCGTGTCAGGCGACAGCGAGTTCACCCCCATGTTCTTCCCATGGTGGCGGCACTACGAATATCGCGCGTCGCACATCAACCTGCCGATCAAACCGCTCACAAACCTTGACGCCGAAGAACGGACCCTACAGAAACTTGGGTTGGACGACGACCAGTTGACGTGGCGGCGGTGGGCGATCAAGAACCTCGCCCAGTCCGACGTTCGACTGTTCGATCAGGAATACCCGTCCACCCCCGAACACGCGTTCCTGTCGTCGGGTACGAACATCTTCCCCGCCGAACAACTCAAAGCCGTCTACGAACCAACCCAAGGGTACCGGGGTTACCTGATGCGCGACGGGCTTGATATGACGTTCCAGCCTGCCGACACAGGCAACCTGACGATCTACAAGGCCCCGTCACGCGACCGCGACTACGGGCAGTACCTTGTCGCGGGAGACCCAACCCACTCGACACGCGGGGACTACGCGGTCGCTCAAGTCATCAACCGGCGCAACATGGAACAGGTCGCCGTGTGGCGTGGCCGTGTAGACCCGGCGTCGTTCGGTGAAGAACTGTTCAAACTCGGCATGTACTACAACGAAGCCCTAGTCGTCAGTGAAATAGAAGGCCCCGGATACGCGACGATCGGGAAACTGCTCGGCATGAACTACCCGCGCGTCTACCGGCGTGCCCGCCCCGATAACACGCCTGGCAAAGTGTCCGGCGACCTCCACGGATGGTCCACAACCCTACAATCCAAACATCTCGCTGTCGGCTGGCTACTCAAAGCTGTCGTTGACGGGTCGATCACCCTCCACCATCCCGGCACCTACACCGAAATGAAAAACTATGTGTCGCTCGACGGCGGAGGGTACGGCAACAGTGGCGGCTCCGACCACGACGACACAGTGATGTCAATGGCGATAGCGGTCACCTGTCATGTGCTCGACGGGCCACTACTCGCATACGGGCAAGGGTCCACAGGCGACGACGACGATTATGATTGGGGCGAAGTGAACGAATACCTTCGACAGGACTAGAACCAAGGACACCCATGACACCCATGACAGAACCAACAGACCCAACAGACCCAACATCACAGGCACCACAGGCACCACAAGCGGCCGCGCGGCTAGCCGGAACCTTACGCGGTCTAACCAACCACACACCTTCAGCCGAACAGGTCGAACGGATCGAGAACCTCCGCCTGCACGCGAAACGGTTCGCGGAAGCGATCTACGCGAACACCACCCATTCGCGCGACCAGTTGCTGGCTGTCACTGCCCTCGAAGTCGCGACTATGCGGGCGGTGCGTTCAATCGCTCTCGAAGAACCAGCAACACCACAGGACTTAACACCACAGGACTGAGGACACCCATGCCGACCTACACCTATCGGTGCCCCAACTGTGCCGCGACCCACACTGTCACCCACAGCATCGCCCAACACGCCACAGCCCTACCTGTCGCGTGCCGATGTAGCACCACAATGGTCCGCGACTACCGGACCGACAAGCCTCAACCGGCACCCATGTGGCCCGAACATCTCAACCCTTCAACCGGAACAGTCGTAAGAACCGAACGCCAACTCGCCGACGACCTGAAACGTGGAGACGAACAACTGTACGCGCGGACAGGTATCGAACAGAACAGTGTCGTGACGTACGCGTCAGACCAACCCAACACCCAATAGACTCCCACCCATGGCCCGGTACATTCCTTACGCACCACCCGTCACTTCCCCTGACGGGCCACGGTCCCCGTACAGTGACCCCACCAAAGTCGGGACACTCAAAGAACTGTTCTACCGGGCACGTCAACATCGACGCCCTCTCCTGTCCACATGGACAGGTAACTACGAGCTACTCCACAACCGGTCGTGGACCTCGGCCCGCCCGTCATGGCAGCCGTCACCCGAAGTGGCGGAGATCTACCCGACAGTCGCAGCTATCACCGCGTGGGAAACCGACATGATGCCCACGTTCGACGTGACCCCCTACGCGGACCCGAACAGCCCCTACTACACGGACCTAGCCCAGAAATCCGCTGATCTACGCGTCGCGCTCCAAGCGAACTGGCAGATCACAAACGCGACAACCGAAATCCAGAAAGCCGTGTGGGACAAGAACGTCTACGGGACCGGCATCCTCAAAGCGTCATGGAACAGCCACATCCACGAAGGCGAAGGAGACGCCCGCCTCGCGCGCATAGACCCATTCTGGTTCTACCCGGACCCCGACGCGACATCTCTCGACGACGCCCGATACATGATCGAAAGCTACGAACTGTCCGACGAGACGCTAGAAGAACGGTTCCCCGGCGCGTTGAACCTCCTAGGCACAGGCGGCACCGAACAGATCGACAGGTCACCCGACAGGATCAACGAACGCGGATCGGCACCCAAAGCGAACGTCGCACCCATAGCACCCAACACTGCTAACACGTGGGGCAAACCCGGACAGGGAGTGTCGCGGATAGCGGAAGTCGATTCGCAAAGATACACGATCCTAGAGTTCTGGTATCTGTGCGACTGTGGACACTCCGCGAACAACCAGACCCGCGCTCGACGGGCACGACTGGAGAAGCGGGTAGCTGGCAGCGGCATCAACCCCGACGCGATCCAAACACTGCTTGACTTCGTAGGGTCACCCGACGGGCATGCAGCAAAGAACGCGCCACCCGACCCAACAGCCCAACCAGACCCAACAGCCCAACCAGCCACCGACCCGTCCGACCCTCTCACGGCAGGGCTCGCGGAAAGCATGGGGCAGGGCGACACAGGGCAACCCAACCCCACAACCCCTACAACCCCTTCAACCGTCTCCTACACCCCAACATCCCATTGGCATGTGACAATCATCTCCGGTGACACGATCCTGATGGACTGCCCAGTGGACCGCATCTGGGGTCATTCAACCCACCCGTACGCGCGTGTCGTAGCGGTAGATGAAGGGGAGTTCTGGGGTACCGCGCTCGTCACCCTCCTAGGCCCGCTACAACGGTCGATCAACTGGCTTCTCGCCGCGATCGAACAGAACATCTGGCTGGCAGGTAATCCGGTGTTCGTTGAGGACAACCGGTCCGGTTTGCAACGCTCGAAGATCACGAACAAACCCGGTCAACGCGTCACAGTCAATTCCGGTTCGCGTGCCGACTGGTTGAACCCCCCGCAGATCCACCCGCAACTCGCGATGCAACTCGTCAACTTCTATGTCGGGGAGATCGAACGCATCTCGGGTCTGTCCGCGATCGTCCGTGGCGCCACACCTTCGGGACGTAACAGCCAAGGTGTTATGGACAGTATTCAGGAAGCGGCTTTCGTGCGTATCCGACTGTCGCTCCGTAACCTCGAATCGGCTCTACGCGTACAGGGTCAGAAGATGGCGTCGCTGATAGCCGAGTTCTATTCGACTCCACGGATCGTAGCGGTGGTCGGGCCCGCGGGCGAGAAAACGATCAGGTCTCTCACCGCGAACCATTTCGACACCATCGACGACGAAGGGAACCCTGTATCGACACCGATCAGGTTCTCACTCAACGTCCAGGCCGGTTCCACCCTGTCAACTTCGCGTGGCGCTCGCATAGCGGAAGCCGACACCCTGTACGCGATGCAGGCGATCGACGCTGAGGCTGTCCTACAGGCACACGACTTCCCGAACTGGCCGACGGTCGTTGCTAGGATGCGTGAAATGCAAGCCGCTTCCGGTGGACCCATCGACCCCGGACCATCCGCGCGTACCGCGGCAGGGAGACTTTCCTAGGGTTCAACCCAACCCAACCCAACCCAACACCGGCCTAACCGAAAGGCAGTTCATATGCGATCGTTCTCACTGGTCCTGACGACAACCCCAACCCTTGTTTCGCAGGGCGGTACGAGGGGTTTGCCGCGCTCGATACTTGTTCAAGTCCCAACAGGTGGGTCCACGATCTATGTCGGCGGTTCGGATGTGTCTCCGGTCAACGGTTTGAGTGTCGCCGCTGACGGGATGCTTGCCGTTGATCTGGTGGCCGACGCGATACACATGGTCGTGGCGTCCGGCGCCCAAGAGATTCGGGTATTGGAGATGAACTGATGACAGGTTTTCAATACCTCGGACGGAGTGGGAGCGGTGTTCTAGTTCTCACCAGTGTCGATCCTGTCCCCCCGGGGACTCCCGACGGGACTCTAATAGCCCGAACGTTGGCAACACCGGACCCGGTTGTGGTTGGCACACCGACAACTAACGGTGCCCTATCCGCGAATTCTGTCGCGATTAACAAGCCGTCAGGGATAGTCGCGGGCGAAACCCTTGTCGCCTTCATCAACCAGTCCCTCAGCGGTACAACAGTCACAGGCCCATCAGGGTGGACAAAACGTCACGAGGTGCTCGGTTCGGCATGGGCGGCTATGCGGACCACGGAAATCTGGACTTTGCATGTCCCCGACCCAGGCACTCTACCGGCGTCGTTCACATGGTCGTTTTCCGCTGGAGGCAGGATTGTCGGCACGATCATGCGTATCGCAAATGTTGATTCGGCAAACCCGGTTTCAGGTGTGTCCCCGGTCCCGACAGCGGCACGCGAACTCCCCGCCTTCAGTGTCGCGTCGAACAACTCGCTAACAGTATTCGCTGGTGTGACGATAGCGACATCACCAAATGTGCTTGACCCTTTGACTCTCTCGTCTGGAACCCCGACCAAGATAGGGTTCTACCAGTCGTCGGCCAGTTCGAGTGACACCCGGCAAGGCTTGACGATCTACAGTGTCCCCGTGGGAACAGGCGGTCAACCGTCCATCACCTACACGTCTCCGGCTCCAGCAGCGAACGAAACAGCTATCGGTTTGGCGTTGAGGAAAGCGTAGGGTCATGGGCGAAGCACCGGCTGATCTTTCAGCAATGATCAGTGCCGTCGAAACTCCGATGGCAGCATCAATGATGCTTGGCGGGGCAGAAACAGTGGTCAACCTGTCCGTCCTCAACGGTGCCAACCCGGCCCCACCGGTCGGGTGGGGACCGATCCATGGGTTATCCGACACGCTCATAGGTGACGCCTACGCGCGTAGAGCTAGTGCCCCGTGGGCGGCGGCTTACGACAAGATGATGACGGCAGGTGTGGCGGTCGCCGTTTCCGGCGTGCGACCCGACACCGATTTCGCCACGTCGGCACCCTTCACGCCTGCACCCACACCGATTCTTGAAGATATTGTGACCGGGCTGGGCGGGAAGAACAACGAGTCGTGGCAGCTTCAACCCTTCAAGGACGACGCGATAGCCGCGTATACGCAGGCGTTGTTGTGGCACATGACGGGTATCACCCAACACAAGACAAACGCCACAAATATAGTTAACGCGTGGGCTGGCACTCTTACTACGGTTGAAGGCCGGAACCAGAACACGCCCTCAGGTGTTGGTGGGATCGAAGCAGCGAAACTGGCTTGTGCGTGGGCGGCACCCATGTGGGCGCGAGCGTTGGACCTTCTCCGTCGCGCTGGCGTCAACGTCTCGGGAATGCTTGGAGTGCTCCGAACTGTGGTGTATCCGCAGATTGATTGGACTGGTGCAGGGAACCCGATCATGTCAATGGCTGACGCCCGGTTGAATCTTGCGGCGGTGCTCCGTGACGAAATGTTGTTCGACGCCGCGGTTGACTATCTGAACTATCGGATAGCCGGGTCGTTCACCCTTGCCAGCGATACGTTGGCGATGCGACAACCGGTTGACTACTACTACCCGACGCTACCCGAAACAGGTGGGCTGTTCATCGCCGGGCAGGGGGTTAGTACCGCTGACCAAGTTGCACAGTGGTGGTATTTCACTAACGACGCTTCAAGTAACTATGTTGACGGGTTGGGCAAGGAGAACGGTCGCGACATTTCTCATACCATCATGGGTTTGGCGGCGATCTCTAACGCTTTCAGCACCGCTCAGGCTTGCGGTGTGGATTTGTTTGTCACCCATCAAGCAAGGATGGTCGCGACTCTAGAGTTGCAGGCGGCGTGGATACGCGAAGCGTTGTGGAAACAGCAGGTTCAAGGGTGGTCCGAAGCCACGATGAACGCCGCCGGTTGGAAGCCTGTGGGTCGATATGGGCCGACTGGCGCGGCGGACAACACTGGTCAGGGTTGGGTTGTGAATCCAGCGTGGAACTGGGGGGGGACCGGGTATCGTACCGGTTGGGAAGTGTTCTACGCCCATTACGCGGAACGTCTTTCCACGCCGTTGCCGAACGTCAAGCTGTTGTTGAACGGGTGGACTGACGGGGTGGAAACTATCACCGGTCTACGTTCACTTGTTGCACGCGCAACCAACCACACGGCTTATGATCAATTCACCCATGCCGCCAACGTGTAACACCCAACGCGTGACAGGCCCCCGTTCCACCTATACGATTACACGCGTCGACACCCCACCCATCAGGAGGCACCCCAATGCCCGACAAGAACATGAAGTCAAAGACCGGTAACGCACAGGTCCGCAAGGTCGGG